ATCCGAGAAATGAGGCGGTGCAGGTGATGCGCAAGGAAGGGCTGGCGCACTGGAAGAAGATATCGGGGTATCACCGTCGTTCGCTGGCAGAGACAGCGATGTTCCGGTTCAAACAGTTAATGGCAGGCCAAATCACCCTGCGAAAATACAATGGTCAAGTGGGAGAAGTGATGGCGTATGTGAGCGCGATAAACAAACTGAACACCCTTGGTCTGCCTGTCAGAAAGCCCCGAGTGTAACGGTCACTTGGGGCTGGGGAAATCATGATTTGCTGGCTGATTTGGGCAACAACGCCTGGAACAACTGAAACCTTGCTTGCTCTGTTTTTTATCATCTGCTTTTTGTTCAGAGTGTTGCTTTGGATTGCTCTGTTCTACTGCATGAGCAGCAAATGCAGATACACCGAACAGCAGTGCTGATAGCAGGATGGTTTTCTGTTTCATCTCGACTCCTTTCGTTGGTTTAAAACTTCTTCCCTGCCCATGCCACGCGGCCAACGATATGCACATCGGCCCGCTGGTCTTTGGTGACCACTTGGGTTTCATAGCCGGGGTTGTCGGAAATCACCTTGATGCCACCGAGCACATCAAATTGCAGCCGCTTGACCAGCAGGCTGTCACCGATGCGCAGCACATAGAGGCCATCGCGCAGCGCGTCACCGTTGCACAGGGTCACCAGGATGATGTCGTTGTTGCTGATGGTGGGTTCCATCGAATCGCCCTTGGCGCGGATCACGGCCAGACGTTCAGGGGATAGCCCCTCTTTCTTGAGCCAGTCGGTACGGAACGCCATCGGATCAGTTTTCAGCTCTTCGGAAACCGTCGCACCGAAACCGGCAGAGGCAAACACCTGATAGCAATCGACCAGCGTGTAGTCCTGCATCTTGCTGTTGTAGGTAGCTATTGATGCTTCGGACACGACCGACTCATCAGTAATCACGCCCCTTACATAAGAGGGGACTTCGGGGAGTGCTGACACCTGCTCGGGCTGTTCACCCAAGCCAAGGCAGAGCCATAAGAACAAGCGGGATTCATGACCACAGATTTGAGAGACCAAGCCAACAGACGGCATAGTTTCACCGAGGCAATACTTCCTGACTACAGCATCACTAACACCTACCCGCCGCCCGAATGAACTGTAGGTTTCTCTTCCTACTAGCTGTTTCATCCTCTTGGAAAAGGCTTCAAGGTCAAAGGCTATGCCGTTAACAATCTCCATAGAAATATACCTCTGATCACATATTCACACTTTTAGGTTGCGCGACATCGCATCAGCGGATACTCTTACTTAAAATCAGCAAAGCATACCAATCGTCGGGATTATGAGTGCTTTTCTGTCCACAGGTAAAAAGTAAACGCATAGGGGCGCAGTATGACGCAACGTGACACCGAAAAACAGCCTTTAGGGGCGCATGCCGCACCTATTGGTGACGACACCGCACAGCCAGTTGACCAGATGGACGAAGTGCTGCGCCAGCTGGCGGCCATCAAACAGGGCCTTGCGCTCTCCGTTCTGCCAGCCATTCCGCTGGATGCCTTCCTGACCATGTTGCGTGAAGAACTCAAGTTCAACCTGCCGCTGCGCACCGCCCAAGACATGATCAACGATGGCCGCTTGCCCATCATTCCCAAGCTGCGTGCGGGCGACAAAGTGTGGGTCAACCTGCACCGCTGGCGTGAAATGACCAAGGAGCCGGAAAACTACTTCAAGTTTGTGCATGAGAACTCCTGTCACCGTGTGGTCAAGGCTTCTGCCAAAAAGTCAGCACAACGCGCTGCTGTTTGACCTAACGGTAGCGATCAGACTCAGGGGGATGAAGTGACAAACCAACGCTCTCGCTCACACAACCATTTTGCCGGGGCCTGCGACCTGTTCAAACAGGCGCACAACATCAGCCAGCTGGCTGAGTCCATCGGCATGTCTGGCCATGTGCTGCATAACAAATTCAATCCGGGGTGTGCGCGGCACAACCTGACCGCCCAAGACTTGATCGCCATCTACCGAGCCACCGGTGACGACACCTTGTTTGATGGCCTGCTGTTCGACTGTGGCCTGACTGCCGTTCGCCTGCCTGCTTCTGATGCCGTGATCCAACCAGAAGCCCGCGCCCAGCAGGCTCTCAACGCCGGTGCCCAGATCCTGGGCGTCACATCACAAGCCACCACCATTCTTGCCGGTGACCGTGTCACCAAAACCAACCGCAACACCGTCCTCACCGGCTTATGGGCTGGCATCGAGCACCTTGTGCTGTTGGCAACCGAAGTCGAAGACCGATTTCACGCCGTCCCGAGCCTTGCGTGTGCCGCCGATATGGCCCGCGCAGCGCTCGGCGCATAGGAGACCAGACCATGAGATTTCCGTGCCCGCATTGCGGATCACGAAGTGCCATTCGCAGCACCAACCGCATGAGCTCCCTCACCGGGATCCTGCGCTGCCGCTGCAACAACGACGATTGCGGTTTTGTGTTCCAAGTGGGGGTGGAGGTGACGGGGTATTACGTCGCCAGCGCCCTGCCAAACCCAGCCATCAATCTGCCCAAGCTGAGCGGCGTCGGCCGCCACTGGGAGCCAGGGGTGAATTTCACGGATGTCGCGCCGCTGCGCTCAACCATCCACCCGTTCAAGGCGGTGGAGGGCGAGCGCAACAAGACCAAAGAAGCAGCGAAAGAGAAAGAAGAGGTTTAGGCCTCGCTGAGAGGGGGAGCCATCCCCCTCGTTTCACACCATGACCATGTAAGGGGAAGCCCATGCAAAAACACATCGACTCAGAACAACGCAACCTCGCAGGTCTGACGCCAGCGGAACAGGTCGCAATGAACACCGCCGGCTGCATGCTGCTGCGCGAGATTTTCGGCAAAACCCGTTCCAGCCTGGACACCGACTGGCTGGCCATCAACGCCGCAAAGAAGGCTGCGATCTGCAGCATCGCCCGCCAGCCTCGCGGTGAGCTGATGACGGCCACCCTGTCTGCCCTGCCCCATGGCCAGCGCGAGGCGCTCCGTCAGGCGGTGTTGGCGCTGGATTATCAGGGGGAGTTTCGCGGCGGCTGCGACAGCAAGGTGTGGCACCCGGCACCGGTGACCCGCGCTATCGGCGATATCGAAAGAGAGAAGAAAGAGAGAGCCGCAAAGCTGCGGATGAAACGTGCCGTTATGGCGGCAAGCCAGATGACACAACAAGGCCCACGGGCAATCGGGCAATAAAAAACCCCGCAAAGGTGGTGGAACACCGCGGGGTCTTTATTCATCAACTAGGAAAATTGACATGCCAACTTTAGCGATCCCCTGCGCAATGCGCAACCTTCGAATCCAACAACGCAAGCTGACGGGCCGTTATGGCTCCCGCCTCACCCAGCATCCTGATGGTATTGCGCTCGCCGAGCGTTCAACTGCACTGGCTTGGGCCTCCCTGTTCAGCTGCATCCATCCCTGCACCGCTCAACAAGGAGCCTGACCATGACCGCCCCCATGACCGAAATCAACCTGTTGAACCACCGTGCCGCCAAGCGCTTGCGGATGTTGCGGGAGCTGCTGAACCTGAGCCGCCCCAAGTTTGCCGACCTGCTGGGCATTCCGCCCACCACGCTCAAAAACTACGAGCTGGGATACCGCGAGATCGGCGGTGGCCTGTTCCTGCTGATCGCCAACCATCCAGGGCTGACCGAGCACCGCCAGTGGCTGCTGACCGGCATCAAACCCAACCAGCAGCAGGGAGCGTAACCATGGCCGCCGTTATCACTCGCCACACAGTGCCGAGCATCAAAGACGCCAGCGCTATCCGCATCATCGAGGGGGTGGCATGAGCATCGACGCCATTCATATCGCACAGCGCGCCGAGCGTGCCGTGCTGCCGCTGCTGACCGAACTGCTGGCCAGCAACGAACAGGAAAACCGGATCGCCCTGGGCGATCTCTACTCGGGCGATCAATACATCCAGGTGCAGCTGGTCGTGACCAGCCGCCCTGCGGATCTGCTCGATGACGACTCAGTTATGGGGGACGAGGAATGACACGTGAAGAGATGGGCGCTCTGCTGGGGATGACGCTGCTAATAGACACCGAGGAGCTGCTGGATACGTTATGGGCAAAGGCCGATGCGTTGGAGAAGGCGGGCGAGCCGCTGGGGGGCGACCGCTACAGCATCCTGGAGGGGCATGCCAGCATCTGGGGGATGTGGTGTGATCTGCATGACTACGCCGCCGGTCGCCCGGTCGATTTTATTGAGCGGCTAGCGCCGTTTGACGACTCGGCGGAGGTCGCGGGCTGGCTGGCTGAGATGGGCAAAGAGGAGGAGGTTAAGGCGTTCGAGGCGGGCGAATGCTATGAGCTGACCTATGAATCCGCCGCCCAGCGCATGTTGACGCTGTATGGGCTGATGGCACTGGCCGCCGCCGCGCAGGCCGAAGAGGCCAATGAAGACCTCGACAATGAGGGGAGAAGCGGTTTTACGTGGGAACTCGGTGAAGAGCGGCTGGTATTCCTGCCGCAAGACGATGTCGCTCAGGAGCTGGTTGATGACCTGCTGCCGTTTATGGCTGACCCGTTCTTTATTGGCGTTGATATGGCCTCTGGCCCTGATGAAACCGTGTTTAGCAAGCCAATGGCCAAGGAGCCGATCCGCCCAAGTCGCCTGAGCGTTATCCGCATTAGCTTCTTTGTGCTGTGCCAAGACTGCCTGCGCCTCTCCATCTACTCCAGGGAGAAACACTGCGAGCAAGAGTTCTGCCAGTGCGGAGGCCAGTGGTGCGGCTGTGAAAACTGCAACGAACAAGCGCTCCTGCTACTTAGCGGCGAGCGAGATCAAAACAAGCTGGGCCTGCAAGTGCCGATCTCAAGCTGGTCACCGGTGAACGGGTGCACTGTGGTAGGGGGTGCAGCATGAGCAGCACCACCGGCAACACCATCGCACGTGAACTCTACCCCACCCCGAAAAGCGCCGTTGCTGCGCTGCTGAACTGCATCAGCTTTCGCGCTGGCGACCACTTTATGGAACCGTGCCGCGCAGAGGGGAACATCTATAACCCTGTGCAACTCCCTGCAGAGCAGAAAGAGTGGGCAGAGATCAGCCAAGGCCGAGACTACTTGGCTTGGGATTTTGGCCGCCAGTTTGACGTAATCATCACCAACCCACCGTTTTCGCTGACCGAAGAGTTCTTGAGAAAGAGCCTGTCGGAGCTCGCGCCTGACGGCACCCTGATTTATTTGCAGCGGGTGAACTTCTTGGGCAGCAGGAAACGAGTGCCGTTCTGGGCAGAGGTTGGCTTTCCGAACAAAACCCCGATCCTGGTACCGAGCCCGCGCTTTGTGAATGGCGGGTCTGACTCCTGCGAATACAGCTGGTTTATCTGGGATAACGGCGGCCGCGTGAACCTGCCGCACGGGCTGAGCCATTTGATTGCGGAGGATGCGGTATGAAACCCATCAAACCAGAACGCCTCACGCTTGAGGCTGAAATCAAGGCTGACATTAAAACCATGTCAGACATTGCCAACGTGTCGCTGGCCAACCTGCGTCAGTACCAAACCATGCTAATCACCCTGCGGAGGGAAAGGCCCTGCCCACGTTGGGGCCGCAGTCGCCTGCTGTTTGTATGCAGAGAAGCGCGCCACGCGTACCAATACGCATCAGAGACCATCGCGATTGCACGAAAGACGCTGGACGCTATGCCGCGTGATCGGGAGGGCCGCGCATGAACCACCGTTTGATATCCGACATGGAGCGGGACTTGAGTTGGTGGTGGGAAGACCTGCGCGGTGCCAGTGCGCGCCTGCGTGACTACCAGCGCCATCTGATCGCCTGTCGCCAGATCTCGCCCCGCCCACGGGCCAGCATTGCGCTGACCCTGCGCCAGTGTGTCGCCGCCCGCAAGTTGCGAGCCCACACCACCCTCGTTATCAAGGCCCGCCGAGGCGGCCTGAACTCGCTGTTAGGTACTGCCGCACAATGACCGACAAGCACAACACAGGGCCAGCCGCCGAGGCTGGCCAATTTGGTTTTGCCATTACCCGCCTGCCGTCTGCTGCTCATGGACAGCTGCCGCTGTCAAAGAAGGCCATCAGGTCGCGCATTGAATCGCTCTCCAACTCCATGCCAGGTATCAACCTGGCCGATTCGTTTATCGGTGCGGTCGGTGAATATGATCTGGTGTGGGCAGTGCAGCTGCTCGATGGGTTCTCCATGCCGCTGACCCAGACCCTGTTCAAGCAGTACATGCGCCGTCGCAAGGGTGGCACCGCCAGGAAAGCCCGCGATGCCAACATCTGGCTGAGTGAGCGGGTCAGGTGGATTCGAGCCCTTGTACTGGCGATCCCGGTCGATGCCCAGCAGCTGCGCGATGACGAAGGTCGCAAGCGGGTGGCCAACTCGTTCGCCAACCAGTGCGCCGCCATCTGGAAAAACATCGAGCAGAACAACACAGCCGGTGAACTGGATCTGATGGCGACATGGGAAGCCATCAAAGCGCCTGCCGACCAGTGGGGGTTCATCGGCAAGATGCCGGACTTCCAAACCATCGATGCGCGGAATAACTGGATCTTGAGCGTGATGGTGCGCTTGCTCTCTGCCAAGTGGTGGGAGAAGCGGGTGAACCGCTGCTGGGACCGGCTGACCGAGCACATCGCCATTCTGCTGGATAAGGTACGCAAGGGCGTCTCTGCCTACGTATCGAACGCCACCATCAAGGTGGTGCGCGAACGTAAGCGGGCCATGATGCGCTGGCTGGCCGAGTCGGAGGTGATGAACGCCAAGCACGATCTGGTGATCTCGATGAAGGATTGCTGGGAGGCCAGCATCTCCAACCCGGTCAACCGCCGCGCCGAGATGATGACCCGCATGCGCGGCTTTGAGGATTACGCCGAAGACCAGGGCCATGTGGGGGTCTTTTTCACCTGGACAGCCCCGAGCCGCTTTCACGCCTGGAAGACCGGCCGCAACGGCAAGACCATTGATAACGACAAGTATGAGGGTGCCACCCCGCGCGAAACTTGCGCCTATCTGGCCAAGCTGTGGAGCCTGACCCGCGCCGCCCTCAAGCGCCACAACACCCCGGTGTATGGCTTTCGGGTCTGCGAGCCGCACCACGACGCCACCCCGCACTGGCACATGCTGCTGTTTATGCGCCCGAGCGATCGCAACAAGGTGATCAGCACTGTTGATCAGCGCGCAAAAATGACCAGGTTTCCGGGGTTTTCAGCGTCTAATTTTGACCACCCCGGAGTGTGTGCAACTATCCGATCTTTGGATCGGAGAACCTGGAGTGTTAATCATGGAAACCGTGTTGAAGATCCGGCGTATGCATCAGGTGGATGGCCAGTCCATCAGCGCCATCGCTAAAGTCACAGGACTCTCTCGTAATACCGTTCGCAAGTACCTTCGCCAACCTCCCTCCGAACCGCCCAAGTACCAACGTCCACAGCCAGCCAGACCCAAGCTCGGCGAATTCGAG